GTGGCGGAGCAGTCAGATTTGGGCTGCCAAAAATAGCCGGGGGATATTTTTCCGGATCAGCGGCTGCGGTATCGCTCTCCGTTTTCCCTCGCGATGGCCTCAAGCGCGTCTTTTTTTATCGCGTCGCCCTGCTCTGCCATTTCATGATGAAAGCCACACAATGTAATCAAGTTGTCTTCATCGTATGCTTTGCTCTCATCTTCTTCGATCTTTGTTATGTGATGTACCTCCAGTCCTTCGGTCTCGAAGGGTCGGATAGTACCAGGATAGTTTCTCAAGCAAAGCTGACATACATTGTTGTCTCTTGCTCTGATGTATGCCCGGATTTTCTTCCAGCGGTTTGTACCTCGGATATATGCGGCTCGGGTATCTTTAGGCGCATACTTTGCCGACTGTAGCGGCCGGCATTGCAAGCGGCGGTCGTGTACTCGTCCACAATATGAACAAGCTTTAAGCATTGACTTTGTGCCTCACTGTTTTCCCGTTTCGCATTATCGTCTTATGCATCTTATGGTTTGCCGAATCCATGCTCTTCCATGAAGCGTGCTTCTGCTTCTCCATCAATGTCTACTGTGTAGTCGTTGATTGCTGTGTAATTACGGTAATCGATTTCATTAAGTGCCGTGCTCTTTATGATCTGCCATAGTTCCCAAGATATCGGCGGTCTTTTGAACGCCTGCTTTGTCTGAAGGAACAGTGCTCTCTTTATGCACGAGATGAACCATTCTGTGTTCACTACCTTGAACGCGAACGGTTCAGCCCACCTTTTCGTGTATTGCTTTGAGAACGGCGGCGATGATGCGAAGAACTCAATATCGTCTGTCTCTGTCTCCACGATAGTCTTCATGGCCGCTTCGCTGTAGAAGACATCTCCGTACAGGTAACACACCGGATCCGTCATCGGATAGAAAGCGTGTAGCCATACATAGTCATCCCATGTCATAGCATTATCATGCCTCAGTACAGGAACTCCAATATCGTTGAAGATGTCGCTCATGCTGCTGATCGCTATATCCTCGATTTTGTTTTCTCGGAGCAAGCGGATCGTGCGGTCGATCAGCCTCTCTCCGTGGATCTTCCGGAAAGGTTTCGGGGCTTTGTCGCTTGCATCTTTGATGTTGTATAGCGTTACCCCGCCGCACATGATGATGTATTTCATGCTTTTGAACACAGAGAAGGACAGGTGTTTCGCCTGCCCTTCTCACTTAACTTAGGAGATTTTCATCATGTCCTTCGCTTCACGATACAGTTATATCACAGATTATGTCACCGAATGTCACTAACTTTATTTGTGTACCGTGTCGTAATACTTCAATGCTCTCTTCTTGAGGTTGTGCGTTATGCGTCTGCTTGCGAACCCGTACTCGCGTGTGATCTTTGCGAGGCTCTCGCAATGGATGTAGTAGTCTACCAGGAAGCGCCGGCACTGTCCCTCTTTGAGAGTCATTATCTTCTCGAGTGCATCCTCCGATCGCTTGTATAATAGCGCCTGCGTTTCCTTGATCTTCTTCTCGAGCTTGCGTTCTTCCTCTACCGCTCCGATCACTGCGTTCTCGAGGGAGTCTCCCGTTGGCGATGTCTGTACCCTGAGATCGTCGTACGTAAAGGATCTTGACGGTACCCTGTCGATCACTAAGTCGTCTCGCATCTTCTCGAGCGCGGTTATCTTATACGTCATGTCCCTTATCGACTGCAAATACTCCTCTGTCGTCATCCTATCCCCTCCTGCCGTATCCGGCTTTGCAAATGATCTGTGCCCTCTCTTCCGTCGTCCGTATCTTCTCTCCCTTTTTGACGGTCCGCTTCAGCTCGGTGTCGAAGTACTGATACAGGCATATTACGTCTACCATCACCGGCGGTATGTATTTTCTTTCCGGTTTCTTGCTCCCGAGGATCTTCCGCCACTTCTTGATTATTTCCGTGTTGTCGTATTCGTATTCGAACTGCGGTATCTCAAGAAGCTTCCTGACGTCAAACTTCATGTCGAACGGCACCACGTATCCGTTCACTCCGTCTTCAATCCCGATCTCCGGCAAAACGGATAGCTGGGTAATTATTACGGGCGTTCCGTTTTCCAGTGCCTCTATTGCCGAATAACAGAAGGCTTCTGTGTCTGAAAGCTGTACGAGGTAGTCTGCCTTTGCTATATATGGCTGTATGTCTGTTGTGGCCGGCATGTTGACAAACGATCTCGGCATATCCGAGAGTTGTGAGTCCGCGAAGTTCAGCCAGAGATATTTGATCTGCGCTTCATCGAGCATCTGGGCCAGCTTCTTCATTCGGATGTCGTTTTGTCCCTTGTCGGTTGTTTTTACCCTTGTTGCTGATATGAGCATCAGGCAGGGTTTTTGTTCCGGGAATGATATGTTGTGTATCACTATTCCGTCTTCTGCCTCTTTGCCCCACGACTTCTTTGCAGCTTCGGAGACGTTTATCAGATAATCTCTGTCCTGCGGTATTCGATATTTTACCTGCCGGCACGCGTGGCAGATCTGTATGGTCTGTTTGTAGATGACGTTTGACGGTATTTTGTCTGTCAGCCTGTTCAGGATCAATGTGTCGCAGTATATGCTCTTTGATGGATCGTATTTTTCAATCCTCACTATCTGTGAGAGTCTTTCGGCGTGCACTACATCTATTCGCTCTATCATGACGACGATGTCGTAATATTCCTTCATGTGTTGACAGAAGTTGTATATAAACGTCGTGATCCCGCCGACTTTCGATACGAACTCGCAATATATGACTATCTGTGTCCTGATCGGCGGCTCTATCACCGTACATCTGCCGTATGATTCCCCTCTGAGCTCGTGAGCCCATATCGTCATCGGTTTTGCTATCTGGCAGTATCTTTTCAATCCCGGAATGTCGCATTGATTCGTCAGCAGCCATACTTCGTTCGTTTGGTCTTCAGCCTTGATCTCTTCGAGAAGGCTCTTCATGTCAGCTGTTACGTGGCTGTAGTAGTACACGATTCTCTTTGTGTTCATGAGCCCGGCTTTGAATCTTTTGACCTTGCTGTTCTCTACCGAGGTGCGATAGTAGTACATGTAGTCTGATATTGCCGTATGCTTGCATGGAATGTCCTTGTCCAGGTATCCGAGCTTCCGGGAGAAGTCTTCGTCTTCTGTGCTGTCCTTTTTCTCGTTGAATCTTGTTGCTCCGATATATGTCTTTGAGAATGCCCTCGTGCAGACTGACGGATTCAGGAGTCTTCCCTCTCGATCCTTGATTCTCATGTTATGCTGTACTCCAGTATGGTCGAGAGACTTCCACGAATGATCGCACACATCGAAGGGATTCTCTTTGATCTCCCGGAGGATCCTGCTGATAAAATAATTGGGCACCATGTCGTCGGCGTCTATGAACTGGATGTACTTTCCTGTCGCTTTCTTGAGTCCGGTGTTGCGAGCGCCCGCGCATCTCTTGTTTTTCTGGCGGATGATGGTGCACCATTCATATTCTGTCTTGAACGGTGTCGGGGATCCGTCATCTACCAGGATAACTTCGATCTCGTCAGTCATCTGCTTATCGAGGCACGCGAGAAGCTCATCCGTGTATCTCTTTGCTTCGTAGTATGGAATTATGATCGATAATATCTTGCTCAACTGTTTCTTACCTCCTCGATCATCTCGAGAAGCTCTGCCCTGACTCTCGTGCATTCGATAGCGTAATCGATAGCATCTATTTCTGAACCGCTCAACATTTTGCTCATTTCTCGCTTGACGTTTTTGAGGATTGTGATTGCTCCGTCGGCTTGGATTCGTCCCCGAAAATATAGTCCCACATCACATCTATGATGTTCTTCCCGGTTATCGTCTCCCAGAAGACTATCGTGCACGTTATCAGTTCCACCGCTATGAACATCGCTATGATTATTTCTATCCCGTACATGTTCAGCGTTGTCTTTATGAGGTTTTTGATGATAATAGCTGTGAACTTTCCCAATTATGACTCCTATCGCCACAAATAACATGGCTAACCATAAACCACTGAATATTCCGAATATCCATGCTTCCATACTCCCGTCCTCCTAATCATCCATGAGCTTGATCTTGAGTTTTTTCGCCTGCTCCTTGATTCGTGCGATGTTTTCCTTTTCCTGCTGCCTTCTGATCGATATTTTGACTGCAGGGATTTCTTCTGCGGTCAACGAATACCTCTCTACCGTCCGGAACGAATATCCGCATAGTCTGCAAACTCTTTTTCTTATCCAGCCTTTGCTTCTCATCCGCTGTCTGCTATCTTTGACGTCCTGTTGACTGTCTGCTTTGCAATTCGGACATTTCATATCTCCACCTCCTACGATTCGACGGAATCGACTGTCGTATACTTCAGCGATACTTTGATCGTGTCCTTGCCAGGCTTCATCGTTCCGGTGTAACCGCCTTTTGATATCGATATCCCTCCGATCTCTCCTGTCGCTATCGGTTCGACCGCGCTGAGCAGTAAAAGCTTGATCGCGTCCATGTTCTCGCGGCCTTCAAAGAACTCTCTGATCATCCCTTCCGCGCTGGCTATCATTTCCTGCTGCTTTGTAATGGCCTGTGCTTCCGGACAGTTGCACTTTCTTGTTACCTCTTCGTCGATGTCGGCTTGTTTGAACTTATCCGGTACCTCTATCGTCATTATTTGCCCGCAATACTTACAAGCTCCCGTTGCTGTCTTCATCCCTTCTTCTCCTTCCTCATGAGTTTGGCTGTCTTGGCCAGATTTGCCCTGTAGCACTCTTGATCGAGTGATCTACCATCTGTTTCTGCGCCTTTGTGTGGTTTCTGTGGCTGCGCTGTGCATGTTTAAGTCTTCCGCTCATCTGTTTCCTCCGTTCTTCGCCTTGTTGTATCTGTTGATGACGGTCTGCTCGCAGCATCCGATCTCTTTGGCGATCTTATTGAACTTCATACCATCTTCGTCACGCATCTTAACGATCTTGGCATCATCAATATCTGTTCTCTTGGTTCTTGTTTTCTTCTCCGGGCGCTTCTCGTCTCTCTTCTTTGCGTACGCCTCTTTGATCGCGTCGATGGCTTCCTGGGCTTCTTTTGTCCGTTTCTTCTTTGGAGCTACCTTGTCGATCGGCACGAACTTGACCTCTTTCGGCTCTTTGTCCGGTTTCTTCTCGGGATCCTTCGCCGGGTTTTGAGTTTTCTGTTCCTCGATCTTAATCTTTGTGTCCGGCGTTGCTTTTGCGAGTGCATCCATGACCGTTTTGATCTGTTCTTGTGTCGTAATTTCGAAAACTACCGTCATTTTCATCGTTTGTTTATCCTCCTCTCAAAATCCTATGATGCAATATCCTTCGGCCAGTCCATATTCGGGGCAGTCTCTCAGGACGTACAGGACAGGGCGGAGCCCTGTGTGTCGTCCTGTGTACTTTCCGTTGTCGAACTCTTCGAGCTTCACGAGATCTCCGACTTGAAAATCCCGATCGTCTTTCCGGATCTCGAAGTTCTTCTGCCTCTTCCGTGCTGCCTCGAAATATTCCGGCTTTGTTTTGAGTTCGTGTATTTTCATTCGTCTTCCTCGTCCTTGTGCGTGTAATAGTCAGCTGTTCCGTTTATGAGTTCCATTTCCTCTTTTGTGGTGTTCCAGTCCCATCTTTCGAGGATGTAGTAGAATCTCTGCAAGAACTTACCAGTCTCAGGTTGATATTCGGAATGCCATCTGCCAAAAGGCTCTGCTTCATTCACTTCGACCGCTATGTCTATCAGCATTGTCTTGTATGCCGGGAACTGCATAATCTTGTCATGCGCCTTCTTGTATTCGTCCGTAGACTCATCCCTGATGTCAACATCATCGAACATGAACTCGATCGCATCATCCATGAGGCTATATGTGTCTACATTCTCGATGAAGAGCTTGAAGAGTGTCTCTGTGATCTCGATGAGGTCTTCCTTGCTCGGGTTCTTGAGTTTTTCTTCAACGACGGATTTGACGAAGTCGCGTGTCTTCTGCTTGAGTGGTTGACGCACTGCGTTATATTTCTCTCTTATCGCTTCCTTCTCTCTTCGCTCTTTTTCCCATTCTGACTCTTCTTCATCGTCATCTTCGTCGCCCGCTGCCTCGTTTACTTTCTCCTGCAGGAGCGTCACATATCCGTAGTTGATGATGTAATATGTCTCATCATTGATCAGATCCTCGATCTCTTCCGGATCGAACTCTTTATCTTCCCGGAGATCCTGTTCGAAAATCTTCTCGTACTTGCCCGACCACTTCATTGACTGCTCGCCTTCGTCCGCGAGAGATTCTTCGAGGTATTCGCGCCACTGTTTTTCTTTGGCGTTTATCATTTCCTCTTTTGCCGCCTGCTGCGCTTTGAATCGAAGATCGTTCGAACTCCTCGACTCTTTGAGGATCTTATCTCTCTTCTTGATGTCCTTGATCTTCTCGAGCTCGATGAGGTCATTGAGTGTCAGCTGGAAGCTGTCGTCTTCGTCAAGTTCTTTGAGATATTCCTGATCGAGCTTCGCAATATTGACTCTGTGGTAGATCGTTGACTTTGCGAATCCGGTCTTTTCTGACAGGGTGTCTACTGTTTCTCCCAGATCGAGCATCAGTTGAAACGACTGAGCCTGTTCGTATATTGTGAGATCGTTTCTCTGCATATTCTCTTCGAGCATTGTTGCGATCTGATCGTTCTCCGGAAGGTTCTCGTAGATTCTGCAGGGTACTTCGGTCAAGCCTGCTGCCTTTGCAGCTTCGAGACGTCTGTGTCCGATGATTACGGTGTACTCCACTTCGGTGTTGAACCACTCTCCGTTTGCTCTGTAGAATCCCGGTATGACTGTGAGATTCTGCATGATACCGTTCTTCTTGATGCTGTCTGTCAGTTCCTCGAGATCTCCGAGGTTCTTCCGAGGGTTCTTCGGATGAGGATGGAGATCCCGGACGGGGATGTTGATCGTTTGTTTGATTCTCTTAACTTTGTTTTCTGACATGATGTTTTCTCCTTTGCTTTGTTAAAATATACAGTCGTCCTGCAGTAAGAGTCTGAATGTCTCGCGTCCCTTCGGAGTGATGAGAGTCTGCAGTCCGGAGTGATCCGAATAGCGTGAGTTGAACTCTTTGATTTCGAACAGCCCTTTTTCAACCTTGTCAGCGTAGGGCTTGAGCTTCTTGCTCTGATCTCTGTATATGAACTTGCGGTCTATCAGGAATCCGATGAAGGTCTTCTCTCCGACGTTAAGTTCTTTTGCCGTGTCTCTGAAGTTTGTGAGAAGATTTCTCTCTACCAGAGCGTCGAAGTAGTCTGCCTTTGGCTGCATCTCTTCGATCTGCTTGTCCTTGTTGGCGATGATGTTCTGTGCTACCACGAGGGCATTCGCTACGATCTGCTCCGGAGTGAGGTTCTCTTGATTTGCAAGGTAGCCTCCGTTCTTTCGGATGCTGGGTAATACCTCTGACGTTATCCAGCGTTTGAAGCGTCTGATCTTTTCAATTCTCTCTTCGACCTCTATGGGGTACGCATCTGATACCCCGCCGTTATTTGCCTTCTGAGGTTGCATTGCGAATAAGACTGCGTATAGTCCGCTCTCGTTTATGATTGTTGTCTGTTGCTTTCTTCCCATCGAGTCAGTGATCTCGGCTGTGCTTTTGTCCTGATCATCTACTCTTGAAAGCGTCCGACTATGATTTGTGTCACCGAAATGTGAGCATATGTCCTTACCCACGAACCATATCTCGCCGTTGATATCTACTGTCCGGATCTGCCCGAACTCTTCGCTTTTGAAAATCTGAATATCGTTCATACTGCCCTCCTACCAATTTGTCGCTATGTCTATGAGCGTTTTGTCTGCATATACCGTGTGATAATCGAGTACGATTCCCGGTCCTAAGCTCGTGTCGATTCGTGTGTATCTCGTTACGGATGGATGAGCTGCGCATATAACCCACGGGCCGAACATCTTGACTCCGTCTTCTCTTATCCAGTACTCGCACGGTATCCCCATGTCCTGAGCTCTTTTCACTACTCTCTGCATCGGGAGATCGTAATACTTCTCCAGATGTCCGTTGTAGTTGTTTACTCCTTTTGTAGCCGTTAAGATCGCCACTGCTGTCAAAATCGTTGTGATCCCCTTTAATCGTCTTATACTCCTTGTCATATTCCTCCTTCCTGCCCGGGCAATATGGCTTTTGGTAAGTGTGATACAATTTTTAGGTACTTAGTTACGTTCGCGCGATTATATATTCATCGGGTACCGCGGAAGGCGCCTTGTTTGCTCCCGTCTCAGATTCGTGCGGCCATCCAGCCGTCCGCGCCCTTTTCCCCGGATGAATCAAAATATCAAATAGTTCTTCCCGAAGATCTCCATCCACTTGTCATGCCCGTACAGTCTTTCGAATCTGCCCTGGGCGACTTGCATCAGGAATATGTCTTTTTCATTGTGGTCGTGTAGCATCTGATGATGCTCGCTGCACAGATAACACCAGAGTCCCCACTTTTCAGCGAGCCGCCTGTTGGCGGTACCGTGTGTCATGTGATGCTTGTGCAGTCCGTCGTGCGCGAGATCTGCGCTTGTATCGAGCCGGCAGAGGAAGCATTCGCGGTTAAGTTTATCCGTCTTCGCCTGTATTATGCTCTTCGCCATTTCTTCAGCTCCGATCTCATGTATTCCCGGTACGAGTGATCCTCGTCCGTTATGGTCCAGTCGTGTTTCTCGAGTGCGTGTGCTACAATGTCCCACAAATGAGCGTTCTTGACTGATTCTTTATTGCTTTTGAGCCACTTTTGACCTTGCCACGCCTCGTATCTTCGGCTTTCGAGGGTTGACAATATGCCTTTTGCTTTCGTAAATATGCGGATCGTGCACGGTTTATTGAGTATTAAAAGCGCTTCGATAAGGATCGTGAGGATTGCTGCGTCCTCTGTCGTCTCTCCGAACTCCGCATATCCTTCGCGTGTAACGAAGCTCTCTGGATTCTTGTCTGATACGAACTCCGCTATATACATCGCTTTACCTGTGGCCTTTTGTGGCGGTCTTATTGTACTTTCGAGATATATGTTTAACATTCTTCCTCTGACAGTCGCATTTGAATGAGTCTATCGTGAACTGATGGCACACCGGGCACTCGTATATCTTTACCGGTTCCGCCTGCTGCTCCTTCTGGAGTTTGACCTCCTGATAGTACAGATATCCGTATCCCGTGAATGTGTTCACTCCCCGCCGGATCGAGTTCTTGTCGATGTAGAATCCCTTCTTTGGGATCAGATCGTGATTGAACACTTCTCTCATTGTCCGGCGTGAGTATTCCTTCGTTTCGGGTACCGGCCGTTCAAGGTTCCGGGAGCAGGAATACCGGATCAGCTTCTTGGCATCCTCGTCGAATGTCTTGAGCAGCTTCTTCTGCTGATCGGTCGGAGGCTTGACGATGTAGTCGGCCAGCTGTTCGTATGTGCCGTCATCAAGTAGTTCGTTGTGGCTCTTTCCGTGTGTCCAGTATTTCTGAATGATCCTGTCGAGATCGGGGATCCTGTTCAAGATGATGTGTACGTGGATTCCTCCTCTCGATCCGATTTCTATCCGGTATATGTACTTGCAAGGAGTAGCCAGCTTCTTGTACTGGTATCTCAGTCTCCCCAAGAACTTTGATATGTCCTGTGATACCTCTTGGATCGTTCTGCTTTCATCTTTGGGATAGGTCAGGGTCGTCCAGTAATCGCCTTGTGTGAAGTTGGCTTTGATCAGATGCCTGACTGTCTTTGTCCTCTGATATTGATTTTGCCTCTCGATATCCTCAGGTGTTCTTTTCTGCTTGGGGGATCTCTTTTCTCCTTTGGCTCCATAGTTCCCGACGAACTTGTACTCATACTCTGTCGAGGTTGCGAAGCGATATATATCTAACTTGTACAAACTTTTCTCCTAACTTTAATATCCATGATCGAGGTCTTAAGACCTTCCCTTCGGCCTTTCCGGGTAATATATATATGAAGGTTTACCCTTCTTCGGGTTTCTCCGGGATCGGTATCATCCGGTCGAATGTGTAGAGCTCGTCAAGGAACTCTCCCGTCTTGGGATCCTTCAACTCGTACTTCGGAACTCCGCCCTCGAGTGTCACTTTCGTGATCTGCATCTTGATGTAAACTTCTTCGCCTTTTTCATACATTTGAACTGCTTTCATTTCTTCCCCTCCTTAATTCTCACTACATACTCCGCTACAATTTGCATCACCATGAACGGATACTTTTCCATTGCCCGCATGGTGCATATGGCCAGTTCTCTTTTGTCCATCGCTCTTGTCAGCCGCCATAACTCTGACAGATGGTTTGCTTCTTCCTCCTCGGTGTCGTGGATCTTGAATGTGTCGTCGTGCAGGATCGTGTCGTTCATAACCCACTCGGAGCGGTTGAGCATTTCCTGGTTGACGAACGGCTCGCCCGGTTCAAGTATTGTTTTCATTTCACGTACCCCACTAAGCACATGATCAGACCTACGGTGAAAAATGCTGCTGACGCTGTCCCGGATCCGTGGCCGGTTATCGCTTCGGCAATTCCGGATATTCCTAAGAACGCTACAATTACCCCTACGTTGTATACTTTGTCCCTCATGTTTCCCCTCCTATTTTTCATTTACTACGAACGACTTTGTTGATAACGGTATCCCGAACTCTTCGTACAATACGAGGTTGACGTAGTCCGGATTGAACGCCTTGTCGTCTATGTACGTATCAGCTGATACTTTCCTGCTGTCCGATCCGTATGCCCGGATGATCTCCGGAAGATTTTCGTTTACTGCGTCGAATTCAAGGCCCGCTGCTCTGCAGAACTCCACTGCATCTCGCAACGGATAACTTTCTTTCTCGGGAACGTCTGTCCGGTTCGTCCAGAGGATAATCTTGTTCCCCTTTTTCTTCTGTCCGATCAGAAAGCTGATCAGCTTCCGGTTCGGTTCCCCGCATACGTCCGGCCAGGTGTTACCTGTTATGAGTGTCCCGTCAAAATCTACTGCTATGATCCAATTTCCGTCTGGTGTCATCTGTGCTCCTTTCTAAGTACAGGAGAGGGCGCGGATTGAAGCGTTTTATATAAAGGAGATCATTGTTTCTTTCTTATGAGCATATAAGGGGGTTACTCAAAGATAATCACGTAACTGTTGTTGATTTTTCCCGCGCCCTGTCCTCTGCCTACCACTGTCCTGCTTCGTATATGGCTCTCGCGACCTCCGGGATGAAATACTTGTTTGTCCCTTCGATCTTGAATACGTCTCTCATATAACGGTTCCGGACTCGTGATGTATTTTTCTCTCCGAGATATTGTGCGAGCTGTTTCGGTGTGATGAAGGAAGCTCCGCCGACCGATGCTTTCATATCCCGTTCGATGTCCCGTGCTGCCATAGTCTCTCCCTTATCCGATGTCGATATGGTTCACGACATCTTTGATCATGGCCCAGCCGGAATCCATTGCGACATTGATCTGTCTTGCGTCGTAGCTTTCCCGGAAGTCTGCGTGTACTATTTCTAATTTGGGATCGTATCTCAGAGCAACGAGGTCATCGCCTGCTGTCGTTGCCTGAATGGCTTTGCAGAGCAGATCGAGTATGATCTGTTTGCTACTAGATGTGTTGCTGACGTTGATGTACGTCTTGCTTCTGCTTGTCTTGATTTTCATCTTCTCTCCTTTGTCGAACGATATCGGGAAATCCTGTCAAGGATTTTCCGGATCCTATATTCGTAGGATATAGGATCGCGTCATGCCTGGCTTCGTACCAGTTCGTCGAGCGTAACTCCGAAGAAATCCGCGATTTTTATGAGCTTGTCGACTTTTGGCTGGCTTTTTCCACTTTTCCATTCCGCGAATACTACCGGAGATAATCCGGTCTCTTTTGCTACATCCGAGTCTTTGTAACCTTTTGAGTCGCGTAATTCCGTATATTTAGCGTACATCTCCGTCTCCTTTCCCTTATGTTGTAGTTGTAAAGTTTCGGATTTTCTAATAAAATAATGTTGCGGACATGATTTTTTAGAAAACGCTAACTCTATGTTTCATAGTATAATTAGTGTTTTCTAATTTGTCAACAACTTTTTTAGTATTTTCTAATGAAAGGGTTTTTATTATGTTGACTTACGAGGAATACGCTAAAATTCGTGACTCGAAAGGCTTGCGAGATTCTGATGTATCGAGATTGGCCGGTGTTAATCCGACTACATTTTCAGAATGGAAAAAGGGCAAGGCTACTCCAAAGTATGAAAAGATGACAAAAATAGAGCGTGCTCTCGGAATTGTTTATCTTTATACAGAGGGCGATTATGGAGTTATTGAAGATCCTGCGCCCGCTGCCTTCGTTCTTTCGGACACAGAGAAGCAGATCATCGAAGCGTATCGCCGGATGAGTCCAGAGTTGAAAACAGCCCTGCACGGTTTCATGGGAATAAAAGGGGATGCGGATGTATCCGAAATGGTCGGGCGATCTACCGGTACATCTGATTGACAGGAGGGCATATGAGAAAAAAATATAATTATTCAGCTTCCTTCACTTATAATGGCAAGCGCTACTATGTGAAGGCGGACACTCTGGAAGAGCTTTATACGAAAAAAGCAAACAAAAAAAGAGATCTGCAGGAGTGCGCTGTTGTATATGATTCTGCCGTTCCTGTCGATTCCTGGGCTGATATTGCGTTCGATACATACAAGGGCGACGTGAAGGGTCTTGAAGATATAAAGAAGCGTTATCGTAAGTATGTGAGCCCTCATATCGGCACGCATCCGATTGGGACTGTCCGGGCCGTTGAATGCCAGAGCATTCTCAATATGTGTTCCGGTATGTCGTACTCTCACTGTGAGAAGCTTCGTCAAGAGATCGTTTTTCTGTTCGAGACTGCAGTCGATAATCAGCTGGTACAATTCAATCCGGCCAGAAAAATAAAACTCCCTGACTGTAAGAAGGGGCAGCGCCGGAGTATTACAGACAACGAGCGAAAACATCTGCTCGCGGTTTATGAGAAGGATCCTGCATATCTTCTTTTTATCGTAATATTGAAATGCGGATGTCGTCCGGAAGAGGCCGTCAATCTGATCGGCCGCGATATCGATCACGAGAATCGCCTGCTGCATATTCGGGGAACGAAGACGAAAAACTCCGATCGGTATGTTCCTATCCCTGACGAGCTGTATGCGACCATAAAGAATGCGAAGCCGTTTGAACCGGTCTGTGTTAATCGTGAGGGCAGGAAACACTCTGAGAGTTCATATAATAGGTTGTGTGCGCATCTTAAGCGCGACATGAATATTGATATGGGGTGCAAGGTATATCGTAACCAGCTGATCCCTCCTTTCCCTCTAGCGGACGATTTTGTCCCGTACTGCCTGCGGCATACGTATTGTACCGATCTGTGCAAAGCAGGGGTTGACGTCCGGACCGCTCAGCGTCTTATGGGCCACGCGAATATATCTATAACTGCAGATATTTATACTCATATCGATGTGAATGATATTATCCGGGCCGGAGATCTGATCCGAGAATATAATACCGTATCAAAATGAGAATGTTTCCACACCGTTTCCACACTTGAATGTACAGAAATGTACAGAAATGTACAAAAATCTTTTCGGAGACGGGCAAAGAAAAAAGCCCAGGGATGTTGATTTCCCTAGGCTTTTTTGCTTCTGAGACACGGGGGATTCGAACCCCCGACAACCTGATTAAAAGGCAATAAAAAACGACGATTTTATGCTGTTTTCAAGGTATTTTCCACGTTTGCTTCCACGTCTTCTTAACATATTATATCAAGATCTACCTTTCCGTCAATTCCCGGAAGGCGTCCATTGTGTGTGTACTGCCATCCGAATATATTATTGCCTTTCGGCATACGGGATTCGTCGAAGGATCCTGTGTCGTTCTTTTCTGTCCGCGCTATCCAGAACAGGAAGTTGTCCTTGAGATAGTCGGTTATCATGTTTTTGTACCAGTTGAGGTCGCAATATATTCCGCACTGGAGCCCTGCCTTGTTGCATTCGGTTATGAATGCAAGGGCTACGCTCTCGAGGTTTTCTTTTCCGAGTACGAGCTGGCTCTTATCTTCAAGATCGAGCCATATCATCATCTTTCGGTTCCGGATCAGATTGATCAGAATGTTTGCCTCGGCTCTGGCCTGGTCCGGATTGAGAGCATATGAGAGTTTATAACAACTGTAATCTATTCTGTGGCTTACGCATTCAGAATAGTTTCTCTCGAAATATTGGTCGACAGATCCGTTCTTGGTTGTTGCTCGTATAACCACGAATCCGATTCCAGCCTCCTTGACCTTGCCGTAGTCAATCACGCCCTGGTATTGGCTGACATCCATGCCCCACTGGTATTTTTCCGGAGGCCTTACCGGCGTCATGCGCGAAACTTTATCGTATGCAGGTCGGCCGTATCCGGCTATACATGGATCGTTCAAGGCATAGCTCTTTCTTGCTACGCAGCCGCCGTTCGGAATCAGTCCGCTCTTGTCGCTCGTGTTGCCTTCAATAGGATAGACTCGCCCATCCTTGATATCTTCGACTACGCCCGTATGGCATATCCGCGTACTATTCTTGAAGAATATCTGGTCTCCGATCTCAGGAGTTGTGTACCACGCGCCTTTGTTCTTGTACATCTGTGCGCTATTTACGGTATAATCATCAAAGTTTCCACCTATCATATTCTTTGCGGTGCAAACTCCGTATGCCATATAAAAGCACCAGTCCACGAAGCAATCGCACCATGCTGCAGGAAAATCCATTACTGCAGGATAGATGTCGTGCATTTCTTTTCCGTATTTTGTGTAGTTGTCGCTTCCGGCGCCTGCGGTCTTATCGTAGAGAACTTTCGGATCGGCTTGATATGCCGCTTTCGATTTTTCCATATATCCGACTTCCGCGGCCGCTATCTCCAGAACTTTATCAGGTGTATTCATAGCTTCCCTCCTTCTCTATTTCCCAGTAGCAGTCTTTTTGTTCTTCAAAGCGGTTATCCGCCGCCGGATCAGCGGTTTCTCCGTTTATCGCATGATCCGGATTGAAGGTATGTTTACATAGGTCTCCGCACGAGGGACTGAACCTGCAGTCTTGTCTCCCGTCGCAGAGATATGCGATCTTTTTCATGTTATCGCTCCTTGTTATGTTTTACATAATTGACTATTCCCTCAATAATTGCATCGATTTCTGCCTCGTTAAGTCCAAGACCGAGCTTCTCGGCTTTCTCGTTTATAAGGCTGAGTACATACTGCTTCTTAAGTTTCCAGTCCGCCGCCGTGTATATCTGTTCGGCGCTTCGTACCGCCTGTTCGCAGAACTTCTCGAGTTCTTTGAGCTTCTCATAGTTGATTTTGGTTTTGAGCCATGGGATCACATATGCTGATACTATCAGCACGATAATCGTCAATACCGACTCAGTTATCTTCGTTATCATTTCCGGTGTCATTGTCAGTTCCTCCTTTAAGCTTGTATTTTGCTATCTGAATAATGGCCGTGGCTATTGCTTCTATTCCGCCTCCGGATAGTACCATTGTGATCAACGTGTCGTATTGCCAACCCTTGAGCGTATATATGACCATCGACGATACTACGAAGGCAAAAAGAAAGATCGCGAGTGCGATCAATACTTTGTCGAGATTATTCAATCTTTTCTTCATGTCCTATCCTCAACCTCCTGACTTCTTCCTCCAGGTCCGCGATGCGATGATTTCCTACGGATATCTTTTCCTCGAGAAGCTTGTCATTATCTTCAAGCCTGTAGGTTCTTTCGATGACTCCGTTGTGTTTCTCGACTCGTGTGCTGAGCGTCCCTATATCCTCACGAGTATGAACCTGTTGCAATTCTAACAACGATATCTTATTTTGGAGATTTGCTCCCATCTGTGTGATATCGTCCCGTGTTTCTGTGATATCTTTCCGGATCTCTCCCAGATCGTTCTGTCTGATATCTCTTATCTCATCCCTGTTCTTTTCGTGATACTTAATCAATTCGGCTTTGACGGCTGCTATCTGAGCGGCGCTGTCTTTTTTTGCCGAAATACGATATGTGACTGTGGCCGTTATCATAGTCGTGACTATCGCTACCGTCCCGGTAATAAGTGCCGTTAAGACGTTATCGCTCATTTCGAGTAGTATCGGATTCATCGGTCATTCCCCTCCAGTTCTCGGAGCTTTCGCTCCTCTTCTTCGATGTTTGTGTACTGTGAAAGCCGAGCGATTAAGTCATCGCAGAGTTTTATAAGCTCCTCGATGACTCGCTCCTGCTGTTCTGCTATTGCCTGCCAGATCATTCTTCCAACCTTTTGACTACAGTTCCGTCCTCAAGCACTTCGTATCCGTCTGCATCCAGAATCTCGAGGACCTGGGACTGTAGTTTCTTTGGGACCTGGTTAAAATTGTTAAAATTCTCGTTCGGGTTTTCCAGTCGTTTAGCCCATAGTTTCGCCATGATATCACTCCTCTCCATATACTATTTCTGACATTTCAAGGATCGCGTCGCTCACGTCCGAGATCGCCTGCTGTATCAATTTCGCTGCCTTCTCTTCCTGGGATAGCGGCGAGAGTGCGAACTCATATTTTTTGTCCTTGAGTCCCCAGTAATTATGTTTGCACGCTCCGAGCTCTCTTTCTTCTCCGTCTTCCATAACGTATGAGACATTGCTCAGGGTGTTATCATTGAAGAAGTCATCCTCGATCTTTGTTTTCGTTTTGAACGTGTCTCCATTCCTGTCGGCCTGGAGCTGCGTTCCGTCTCCGAATGTTAAAGTGCATTTTCCAATATCCATAGCTGCTCCTTTCTGAAAGTATTGTGTATTATTTGTTCTCTGCCGTGATTGCAGTAGACATCTTGTTCGGGGAACAGATCGTCATATAGCCTGTCCATGTTCTGTATCGTTCTTTTGCAGGCGTTGCAGTCCTTGATTACTCCGTTTCTCCATGACTTGTAGGCATTGTGTATGTCAAACTCGCTGATCACTCCCTTGTCGAAAAGGAGCTTATACTTCTTTAACCTTCTGCGTTCCCTCACTACTTTGCTGTGAGACGGTCGTTTTATCACTCTTTGGCCATCAATGGAATACTTGATTTGCATGAATGTGAACCCGTGGCTCAGTTTCGTTATATGCGTTTTTCTTTCATTGAGTTCGAGCTTTAACCGGGAGAGCTGTTTCCTGATCCCTTCCAGGAGGATCTTGAGTTCTTCCTTGCTGTCTGAGATCACGAAGATATCATCCATGTATCTTCCGTAATATTTCATTCCGCATACTGTTTTCACGTATGTATCAAGCGGGCTCAGATAATATATTGCGAATATCTGCGGAGCTTCCGATCCGAGATTGAGTCCTTTGTCGGTATCTGAGGATGCATCTATCAGATAATCTATCAGTTCCATGATCTCGGGCCGTTCATGTATCTTTTTATGGACGAGCTCTTTGAGGACCCTGTGATCTATGCTGTCGAAGTATCGTCTGACGTCCACCTGCAGGATGTATCCATCGGAATCGTGTTTCCGGATGAACCGCTTGAGCAATATCTCTATGCGTTTCCGGGCGAACGATGTTCCTCTATCCTTTAGACTTGCGTAGTTGTCATAGATCAATGGTTTCGTGAGCTTCGGGACCAAAATCTTCTGGCACAGAATCTTCTGTACGATCCGGTCTCTTATTGCCGGAGCTTCGATATGTCTTCTTTTGCCTCTCTCGACCAGATCGAAGCTTGTAGTCGGACTCAGTTTGTATTCTCCCCTTTTCAAGTCATCTTGGAGTTTTATATTGTTCATTAACAAGTTTGAACGGTATCTCTGAGACGACTCTTTCCAATGAGCTATCTGCGAGCATTCATGGAAGGCATTATTCAGATTTTCCAGCGTAAAAAGATAGTCTATTGTCATGTTTGCAGGCGCGTTATAGTATCATCTGCCTTGGCAGGACACATCGCGTCCGCCTATTCACCCCGTCTGGGGAAGGTCAAACTCTCCTTATATAATCCTGCATCTTATCCGTCCTCTGGCGGTGTGGCAGGATCTGTAATCCCCGCAGCCCGATTCGTGTTGACCGGACTGTTGTTGTTCGCATTGCCGTTGTTGTTCGCATTGCACGCGTTGGAAGCGGTGTAGAGCTTAACCTGTTCAGAAAATCGCTTATCGGAAGCTCTCCACTTCTTCAAGCAATTTATCTCGTGAACTATGTGCTTGATCTCCTGTACGTATTTATCATCCTTGACGTGCAGTTCCCTCATGATAATCTGGTACTTTGTCAGGAGATCGAAGCAAAGCCCGATAGCTTTATCCTGTTCAAGTCTCCTCGCCTCCAGTTCTGACGGATACTTCGGATATATGGAGTTTGCGATCCGGATATATGTTCCCAGGTCCATGACAAGATCAAGGATCTTGGACGACATGACTTTGATATATCCCTTGTACTCCTCCCGGCGTTTCTTGTCCGCTCCGAATCCGTTCTTGATGAGTCGTATCGCATCGTCATACACTCGAAAATAAGTGTTATCGAATTCAATTTTACTTTCTCGTCTATCGACTTTATTGACTGACATTTCCCTCTCATGCGGGGGATAAACCCCCGCTTATCCTTAATGCAGTAATATAAGCCCCGCAGCCCGATACGTGGTGACCGGACTGGTGTAGCTCGCACGGCCGTTGTAGTGCGCAGCGCACGCGTTGGAAGCGGAATACATATTGGCGAGCCACAAGTGATTTCCGCTGCCGAGGATCTGATTGAATCTGAACTTGTCGAATAAAGCCAATTTTTTATTAAAGGCGTACTTCTGATAGTCGTTTCCGCTGAATGCGTTGCCGCCATATACCTCGAACTCGGAGGGCGTGTGGATATAGGTCGTTGTCCACTCGCAGGCCGTGAATGATTTCGTCAAATACAGCTGATGCTGTATAAGATGCTCAACGCCTGTGCTTCCACCGAATAGAGCTTTCATGTCTGTCTTGATAGCCGTGAAAATATCTCCCTTGAGATAGTTATACAAGGCCGAGATATTATATCCGACGTTCGTAATATCAGCCGCGCTATGCCACTGCCTGTTTACCATGCAGTCTACAAAAAGCTCTACGTGATGAGTTCCTACGACTTCGTATGAGTCATATCCGCCGTACCATGCATCCATGTCGGCCAGATAATACCTGAGCTTGACGCTGACCGTCTGAGTGGTCACGTTTCCGCTTGAGTATGTCTGTGTAACGAGGCTTCTGTTTGCCGGACTCTCGAAATAATCACCGATTGAGTATCCGTACTTCGCAAGGTTCTGTTCTGCGATAGCGGCAAGAAGCTTCGCTCCGTTGTCTGCCTGGATCTCTGATGTGATGTTTCTCGGTGTTCTTCTGTTGGCCGCGTTGAAGATTGCGCTGTCAAGTTTTCCGGAGATATCTACAAAACCTCCAAAATCGTCATATTTGTACTGTGGCGGATTCAGCGTTCCTCTGTTTACATTTATGACGGCAATGTGAGCGTCTGCAGGAATCTCATCTCCGTCTGAGAAGTTGGTTGTCCAGTATGTCGAAGCTTCTCCGGCTCCGATCGTTCCGCTTGTCTTTAGCAGGAAGAATGCATCCTCGTAATCGGCTGTCAGGTAAGTGGATGCGTATGTTATGAGGTCTGCGAAATTGATCGCTCCGGCATAGCGCACGAACTGTTTGTCTATCGACTTATTCTCGAACTTTCCGGTGCTGGAGTTGTATGTAGGGATCTGCCCGTCTGAGAGCGTCGCCGGGTTTATGTCCATATCCTTGATATCTCCCAGCTCCGCGTCGAGACTGATCGTGTTTCCGGTAATGTCTATACCGGTGCCTGCTCCGTATGATGTTCCGGACATATCGAACTCCCATACCCACGTAGCCGTTGTCGGATCTCCACCAAGCGTGCATCGATAAACCGAATGCTCGTTCATGTTCATGTAGAAATCGCCTTCCTGGGCCATTGTGATTCCTGATCCGGAATACACCGTCGGGTTTACGTGTTTCCCGCTTATGGTTGTTCCGTCATACCATGTCGTACCGTCCTGTCCGTTTGTGACATCGAATGTTTCTGTCGTGCCGTCGTTGTACGTTATGGTATAGGTATCTATCAATCCGGATGTGGCAGTCTTAGCAATGCCGACTATCCCTTTTCCGTTTGTGACTGTGAATGTATCGGTGCTTCCGTCGGTGTATGTGATCGTGTAGGTATCCGTGAGTACGGATGTATCGGTCTTGGTGATCGATACTATTCCTATCCCCTTGAGGTTTCCGAGTTTTGACCATGTGTCTGTTTCGATGCATTTCCACAGGTCGCAGGTATTTGTGTTGATGTACAGGGAATCTTCGAAGAATCCTGTTGATGAGCTCGATGCCGATGTAATCGCGGTACCCGCCGAGATAACGACTTCGGATACATCGTTGATCTTTTTTATCGCATCGTGAATTGAACCTCTTACATCCTCCCCATAAACCGCCGCGAGTATTGCCGCAAGTTCTGCACTAATGTTAGCCATTTGTTTCTCCTTTCATCCTGTTGATTTCCTCGCGCAGCGCATCTATTTGCGCCTGCTGCTCTTTCACTATCTTGCACAGTGGAGCCACGAAATCTATGTAGTGTATATTGCACAGGCCGTTGCTCTCGTACTCGATATTTGAATCGTCCGGAAGGATCTCTCTGACTTCCTGGGCGATGAATCCGTATCTCTCTCCCGCTTCCGCCTTAAACTCAAACTTTCTCGGACGGACAGAGGTCACAAGTTCCAGCGCTTCTTCAAGTGTGAGATCCTCGATGTCCTTTTTGAGCTTTTCGTCGGATCCGGTCCACTCTACGTTTCCGTGTGCATCGCACCACAGGTTCTCGTGAGTTATGATCATCTCGTCGCCGCTTTGTTCGACAACGATTCGTCCGTTTTTCTTGTATATCTCGTCCCACTTGACGTAGCTGTATCCGCTCGGGTTCCATGCAAAAAGTTTGTCGCCTTTTTTCATTCCCACGCAGTTTGTCGAGCCGAGGGCGTCTCCGAGAGCATCTGAGGTTATCTTGAAGCCGCCTATAGATCCGTATGTCGCAGTGAGTTCTCCGGTGTTCGTGACTTTGAACTTGCTGCTCGGTCCGAGTGCTATTCCGTCCGTGCCGAGGTATAGACCATTATTTGCGTCTGTCAGGCTCTGCTTTGTCAGTTTTATTGAGCCGGCGTATATAGCTATGCCGGACCTGTCCCAGCGTCCGATCTCTGAGTTTGAGGAGTTGTACATAATCAGAACGCCGTTCTTGTATGCTCCGTTTGCAGATCCCCCCAGTGCCAGCGATCCGCCTCTCATGCGGTCGGCCAGCATAGTTCCTGTTGTTACGAAATCAGCTACGATCTCGCCGTTTATATTCATAGCAACCTTGAGAGTTGACCATGCAGCGTCCGTGTTCGCTCTCTCCATATATCCGAGACCGTTCTGCGCCCATTTCCATCTTTTCGTTGATGAGTCTATCGTCTTCGCATTGCAGATATTGATCGCTATCATGTTGGCGTTATCCGCGTCATATTCGAATACAACATATCCTCCCTGGGTTTCGTCCAGGAGCATCGCGAGCGCGTTTTTCTTTGCTGCTTTCAGAATGCTTGACTCTGACGGAATATTTTCGACTGCCTTTGCGGTACCGACGAGCTGACTTGTAAGCGTTTTCCCGGTCAGCACATGACCGGACATCGTTATGACATTTTTGTCGATGTTTTGAATATCGCGCCGTATCTGTGTGAGGTATAGTCTTTGATCTATTGCGAACGGTTTGGCAATAATTTGTACCGAGTCTCCGAGCTTGATCGCGTCCGCCGATTCTATTTCGGCCAGATCTACGGCCTGTACTTCCATTGTCAGCTGTGGCTGGCAATATCTTGACAAGTACGATGCTGCAAGGGCATTAAGCGTCGCAGCGTCTGTAACGCCATCAAAAACGACCGCCTTGGCGTGGCGGCCGTATGTTGAAACTGATGCTGCATTTGTGATTGTATTTCCCTGGAGTCTTTGAGCATAATCTTCATATACTTCCTGATTCTCGAGTTCTTCTCCGTACGGAGTGAGAACATTTGTAAGGTTTCCGTAATCGGTATCTTTCACATAATCAAGGAGATTATATCCGTATTCTATCGGCTGATCTGCAGCTACTCCGTAATCTGACAGCTTTACGATATCGATGTATCTTTTGAGTACGCCGTTTTCCTTTTGTCTTCTTACGCGGATGTATCCCGGTTCGCTTGCGCTGTTGGCTATGCAGTTTCTCAAACATTCAAGGATGCTCCACTCGTATTCCGTCGTCCAGTTGCAGGTTCCGGAACTCGTTACATTCGTGATGTATCCTGCAAGGAATTTCCGCTCCGGAGTAGATGATCTTGTGGAATTATATGCCGTAATAGCTGCCTGGAACCTCTGCGCATAGGTCTCGTTTGTTACCTGCGCAGGAGTTATGAACTCATCTGCGAGCCATGCCAGATCTTCTACGACATACACGCTCGCTATTTTAGCGAAGTCTGTTTTTACATCCCGGATTTCTCCTCTCCAGTATTCCTCTTTGTTTTTGAGAATCGTGACGAGTTTTCCGGTCGACAGTTCGGAATACATCGGATTGTCGGGTGGAACCTTGAACTTAAATTCTCCGGCAAGCCCGATCTCTTCGTTTAGTTCCGTATCGAAGATCTGTGCCTCTTCTGATCCGGGATAATATAGTATTTTGTCGCCTATGTTGACCTGATACATTATAGTGAACCGCTCCTATATACGATCTCGACTTTTGCCGAGCCTGTAAATGTCAATGTTACATCATCGTCACCGCCTACCATGATCGACGGTATTTTGTTTGATCCAACCACCAGATTATATGTATCAGAACCGCATGTGACTGTGAATGTCCCGGAGGTCTTATTTGATACAACAAAGCTGGGGGTTGTTGGCATATGTCCGTGAGGTAGTGTGATCGATGCTGATCCGCTCACCGTTATAGCTCCGATGTATGTGATCATATCCGTCTCGAAATTAAACGGATCCCACAACCACGGCTCTGTTGATGATCGAAGCGCATATTTATACGGATCAGCTGTAGGGATGTCTATTTTGAAAGTTCCGACATCCAGCGCCGGGGAGAAGTCTTTGATCTCAACTCTTCCTCTCCAGTAATATCCGGGATCGTTGTCGAAAATGAGCTGGCATACTCTTCCGTTTATTTTGTTTCGAAACTCCGATACGATGCCATCCCAGTTTTTCTTTTCTCTGATTCCGGCCAGTTCAATACTTATAGGGCGGGAAGTGTATATCTGTCTACCGCTTATCACTTCCGACAGATCGAGCATCCCGTTTCTTCCGGGAATCTCAACATATCTGGTGTATTGAATAGGATCTCCGATACAGTCGTGATTCTGTACATATAGTCCCCAGTCATCGAGGGTGTGATATTGGTTTTCTGTTCCTTCGACTTTTATGGTTACGGCGTTGAAATTGAGTTTGCTCATTTTACCTTCCCATCTCCCTGTTTAACTCTGTTGCAAGCTGTGAATTGATTTTTGCCGCTATTCCGGAAACATTTACGCTGTCAGCTGCGTTCTGTAGGATACTTCCCAGGGCGCTTCCTATAGTTGAGTCGCCTCCGTTGAATCCTTCAACGATAGAATCGATGATGTCGTGTCCGAGTGTGCTGTATTTCGTTGATGTCCCGCCGGTTGTCGGCATTCCGATCGCGTCACATGCTTTCGAAAAAGAATTGTCCATCATGGTCTGCGTGGCGTCTTCGACCTGTGGTGCGTTGTCTTCTATTGCTTTCGCCTGATCTTTCACTCCATTCTCGGCCAGAAGGACTATATCTTTGTTGTAATCTTCTCTTGACTTTTTGCTGGTGGTATAGAATCGGTCGAATAATGCCTCGGAATCTTCCGTGTATCCCTTTTCCTGCATCTGTATAGATGCGTAGAGGTCTTCGGCGCTCTTTATGGCATCAATGTGTTCCTGCCATGTCTTCGCGAGTTCTGTGACCTTGTCCTTGTTGTCTCCGATCTGCTTTAAGCCTTCAACGAAGTTATGGATCTCGGCTGCTCCGTCAACTCCCATGTTGGCCATCTGTTCAGCAAGGTCCTTGATTGCCGGATCTGTCTCTCCCTCTATGACCTGCTTCAAATATGCGAGGTCGTCGGAGTATTGATTGACACCCTTCGTCTGATCCTGCCAGCGTTTTTCCATCTTTTCGAGCGTCAGATCAGATTTTTGATTCCATTCGTCGAACAGTCCAATCTGGCTACTGATGGCTTGATTAGCATTGGTCATCGCTGTTTCAAGCTCATCTTCTGCGTCTTTGACTCCAAGTGCTGAATCATGGACTACACCGAGAGAATCTGTATATTCGCCCGCTGCCTTTGCTGATTCGTCAACGGCGGCTGTTGATTCATCTATAGCGGTTTTGAGACGCTCTTCGTCTTCTGTCAGTCGGAGATTCTGCCCGTTCAGTTCTGCACGGCGTGCGAGAAGATTTCCAAGCATATCTGCGTGTTCTTCATCTGCGGCTACGACATCCCTGGTCTTTCCTTCGAGATCTGTGAGTGATATTACACTTTCAGCCTGCAGGTCGTTGATCTGATCCTCTATCTCCCAGAGTTCGGCCTCAACCTCTGTTCTCTTCTGTATAACCTCGTTGTATTTTTCTTCAAGATCGGTTGTGGCAAGCGCTTCCTTCTTCGCAGTAGCCTGCTTTATCCACTCGTCTGTGCTGTCGGTGAGGTGTCCGCTCTCTTTGTCAAGCTGGACTACCTCTTCCCCGAGCATATCATTCAGATCCCGGGTAGCATCCTTTAATTCTTTACGCTGATATACGCTGAGTTTTTCCGTATCGTTCAGCTTCGTGATCCGCTCTATGAGGTTATCTATGTGTTTTGAGTTTGTGCCCTTGTAATACTCTTGGAGGGTGTTCTGGGCTTCCCCATGAAGCTCCTCGATGGCTTTTGCAGATTCCTGCATTGCCTGAGTGGCTTCGTTCACTTCATTTGCTGCAGCCGATGCCGACATCCCGATGCCTGCGATCGCTCCGGCGCCTGCTGCCGCTGTTGCCGCTATGATTACGGCAGTTGCAGAAACATCGCCGAATGCAAGCCTCAATAATCCGACTGCTATTGCAGCAGTTGTACATACTGTGGCCAGTGTCGCAATGCCGGCGGCCGCTCCACCTATAGCCGCAACAAGTGTCGGGTTTTCTTTTGCAATATTTGTAATGGTATCGAGGATACCGATTCCGCCTTCTTTGAACTCATCGATCGCCGGGCTTAAAGCTTCCCCGACTGCGATCTTGAAGTTTTCGACCGATACTGTCAGGCGCTGGTTTGTCATTTCGGCTGTGTCAGCCATCGTTGCAAACGCTTTGTCTGTGGCGCCCGCATTTGTTTCCATTTCTGAGAGAGTCGTATTAAAGGCTTCCGCGCCCTGATTAAACAGGGACAGGCCGCCGAGCCCGGCTCTTACATTTGAAAACAGATTCTTGAATGCTTCGCTGTTGCCGTCTACGCTGTCGCCGAGGATCTGCATTACATCCCCGACCGTATAGCCCATCGACATAAGTTCTCCGAAGGTATGTCCGGTCAGGTTCCCGAGTGTATCGGAGAGATCACTTCCGGAATCGGAGAGCTCGTTCATCATAGCTCTGATGTAGGTCGTGGCGTTTGCCGTGTTTATGCCCTGCTTTGTCATGAGGACATACATGGATGACAGCTGATCGAGCGATACTCCGAGGGCGGATGCTGTCGGGATGACAGTACCCATCGACTGAGCCAGCTCTGCGACAGTCGTTTTACCTAAGTTCTGTGTCGTGATCAGGTCATCTGCTATATGTTTTGAGGTGTTCGCCTCTTTTCCATACGCGTTTATGGCGGTTGTTAGTACATCAACCGCCGTTGCACTCTCTGTAAAACCAGCTCTCGCGAGCTTTGTTGCATCTTCGACAAAACCTACCGCCTCCGATGCGTCGACCGATGCGGATATAGCCTGATATGTTGCTTCTGCTATCTCATTTGCACCGTATCCCATCTCCTGTCCGACGCGACGGATCTCTTCTGACATACCTCTGAGGTCGCTTTCGGATACCTGGGCGATAGACTGCACTTTCGCGATGGAATATTCGAACTTTTCAGCTGTTTCGGCGCATTCCATGAGGTTTTCAAGGAGTTTCTTTGCGGCTTCTCCGAGTTTTTCCAGCGCCTCACTCTTGGCCAACATCTCGAGGGTGTCTGAGAGTTTTTCATTCTGTTTTCCGGCTTCGTCGGTCTTTTTGCCGTATTCATCTATCGATTTTGCGCATCCATCGGTGCTTTTTTCGGCTTCTTCGAGGTATTTGTTCGTTGTGGCCAGTTCTGCGCCGTATTTTACCTGTTCGGTCGTTGCATTATTGAGGGATGTCTGCAGTTGTACCTCTTTTGTGTCGAGCTGTCCGACAACATTCGTTGCCTGCTCGACTGACTTCTGCAGTTCGTCAACCTTCTGCTTCTGTTCCTTGTAGGCGTCAGAGGTTTTGCCCTGTGTTTTCTCTATTTCCTGAAGTTTTGCCTCTTCCTTTTGGAGTGCTTCCGTATATTTCGTCAGGTCAGAAGTTGCCTTCTCCCGTGCCTTCTGCACTTCCTGCAGACGGTCAGAATATGCCTTAACTTTCTTTTCTGCAAGTTCGTATTGTTTGTTGAGGGTTTCACTTTTTGCTCGGAGAGCTTCCGCGCTGTTTTGACTTGTCTTAAAGATCTCCTGGTTCGTTTTCATCTCCGAACCAAGCAGCTTCATGTTGTCGTTGATCTTCTTGATGTCGCTATTGAATTGAGATGCACCGTCAAGGTACATTTTGACGCTGATTTTCTTTGCCATTTTCCCACCAAAAAGGACCCGCCCGTTCGGGTAGGTCCTTGTAAAGTCTTATGCGTTATCAACCACTGTTTATTTTATCGGTCTGAAGTACAAAAGAGCACTGGTGCCGATAAGGCCGCCTATAATCACCATCGGCAATCCGGCAATCATATTGATGGATCCGATGAACGCTCCGATAACTGCCAATGATAGCCCACCGAGCGAGAATCCGGCTCTGTACATTGCTCTGATATTATCTTTTCCGCAAACATAGGTGTCATGATAATCGTTCATATATGATCTGAGTTTCATGATATCACCTCCTGCTTAAATTATATCCCTGCTTTCTGCAGAATACAAGGAATTTCTATATATTCAGCAGCGATGTGACAGGCTGGTGTTCAGCCTGATATTGCTTCAATTCTTTCTCGATATCCCCGTATAGCCAGTTCTTGGTCTCGAAATTGTATAATTCCTTGAAACTATGGTAAATATCTCCCCACTTTCCGAGGGTTAAGAGCTCGGCTTCATGCTGCGGGATCCCGAATCGAGTCCGGCACATAAGGAAGATCCGGTCGAAGTCTATTTCGAAGTGTTCCTCTTCCTCGTTGTACCCGTCTTCTTCGGAGTTTCGTTTTTTTTTGACTCAAGACACCGCCCGAATGTATTGTGGACCGTGTTTGACAATGTTATGAGCGGCATATCGCATACTCTTCCAATGTATTTCTCGTCTACCGGCACATATTCCGTGCCTTTTTGCTCCGAATCTATTAAAAGCCCCTCGTTGATCATGAGTGTCAGTCCCATGATCAGAGCCTTGATGTCGTATTGTCCGAATACCATCTCAATCCGGCCGTCTTCTTTATGTACCGGATCTCCGTTTTCGTCTCTTACGATCTCGGCACCGATTATTCCGCGCTCGAAGTCGTTTATATCCATTTTTTCCTGAATCTGTGAAAGAACGAACAGATCACAATATATCGGGTATGTTTCCCCGTTTATCGTGACTGTCGGGAGTGTGATTTTTCGCATGCTATCTCCTTAAAAACGGAGCGGGTTGCCCCGCTCCGCCGTTATGGTTTGGTGATTATATGGAAGGATCATCTGAGATGTTCAGGAAATCTCTTACATATGCATCAGCTGCCTCTGCAGTGTCGAAGATCTTTGTCTGTTTCCAGCTTCCGTCATCGTCTGCGGATATTGCGGTACCTTCGATTGAAGGAGTGTTGAACTGGAGCTGATCGCCCTTCGTGCTGTAGCTCTCTGCAGAATCTGCAAACTTTGCACAGAGGATGATGAGCGCAACATACTGTGTCTTACCATCCACCTTCTCGACGCCGGTGATACCAACGCCAACATAGTTTGCTTCGTCAGTTGCCTTGTAAGTTACCTCCTTATTCTCGGCATCTACAGTGTGTCCGAACATTGTGTCAGCTGCCTGGAGAGGAGTTGAAGTCGTTCCGAGCGTGATCGCTGCGTTTACGAAGTCCTTCTCGTGCTCTACCTGTACGTCATCGCCGTAGAGTGAGGCCTCTGCGTAGTTGGGTGTGATACCCATGCTCACAGCATGAGAGTATCTGAATCCGTCTGAGTAAGATTTTGCCTGCCTGTCGTACTTTGCGACATACGGCTTACGAAGTCCTACATTTGCCATTTTTGTTACCTCTCTTTCGTTATCGTTACATTGAATGTTGTGCGTCTTATAGTCTGTTCCAGGTTGTTCTTTGCGGTATATGTCTCGAGCCAGCTCGATATTTCGTTGATTTCTCCGAGGGTTTCGAGATAATCACGGATCAAGTGTTTGATCTCCATGTAGTTGAACTTGGGCGGTGTGTAGAGATTGACCTGGATCGTGACTTGATCTGCAAGTGTCGCGTCGTCTCCCCAGAATACCGGCCGTTCGTCTGTGTATGTGTACACTATGTACTTTTCAGCGTTCCCGGAGTAGACATCCGGCGCAACAGATAACCCGGTAATCGTACTGAGTTCCTGTATTTCCTTGTTTACATTCATTATTCCGCTCCAAGCTCTTTCGCAATGGTATTTTCGACTTTGTCCAGCACTCTTGATTCGGCATTATTGCACGCTCTGTCGCGCCACGGGTGCGCGTCCTGATGCGAGTTGCCGTATTCGATCCAGAATGCCTTGTCGTTGTTGTGTACAGCTTTTGTGACGGTTTTTCCGCGATCGTGGTTATAGTAGTGAGTTTTTCCGCTGCTTCTTCCGGTTGGGAGGCACTTGACGCACACTCCTTCTCCGTTTCTGGTCGGTGCCGGCTCGTAGCTCTTGATCGAATTGACGAGCTCCGAATCTCCGGGGTGCTGCACTGACATTCTTAGGGCGGCTTTTGTTTCCGACTCGATATCGGGTCGTACTTCATTCAGCGCCTTCTTCGCTATATCCTCAAATTTGAAGTCGAAGAAAACACCCGTATCCGTTCCGTCCATTGAATATTCAAAGCTCACGCTTCTACCTCCAGAGCATCGATCTTGACCGTCTCGTTCCTGTACTGCATATTATCCACGAAGGTTATCGTGTAGATCCTGCCCGCAAAGACTATTCTGAAATATTTCGGTTTGACCTCGTCAAGTTGCGGATGCCAGCGCATCACGAATCTGATCGTCCGATCTGCCTCAGTTTGCGCGGCCATCCATCTTTCGTTTCCGGTAAGAGAATTGACATAGGCATAATTCGTGTAGAAGTCTTCCCATCTCTCTTCTTCTTCGAATCCGGAATCGTCCATGACGGACGCCAGCTTCTGCTGTATCGTTATCTCGTAAGGTCTTCCGTTTGAAATCATTTGTCCACCGTTCATATTGATACCTCCGGATGTTCCGAGGATCCTTCTGACGGCACGAAGTTGAACGAGTGAAGATTCAGCATCGATGCAGCTATCGGATTGATCTTGTCCTTCTCGACGGTCATCTGTCGATTATCGTACATGAACGATATGATGGCCATGAACGGAAAAACAAGATCGTCGTAGTCGTCGAGCATCCTTCCGTGTTCATCCGGCACATCGAGACCGCCTATTCCGGTCCAGTCCTCAATATAGGCGATGGCTGCGTCTTTGAGCGCGCCAATATACGCGAGGTCAGCTTCGCTTAGAGCTTCCGCGTTTTCTCGGAGCTGGTTTAAGATTAGCTCCTGCGTTATCTCGCTTATCTTCATCGTTTGCCTCCGCTTTTGTTGCTTCCGCCTTCTGTGTTTTCGCACTTTCAGCTTCTGCATATCCTGCCTGCACCAGGTCTTTCGCGATTGCTTCGGGCAAGTCGAGGACCTGCCCGGAAATCGCTGAAAAATCACGACCTGAGAAGCTTACCTTTGCTGTAATCTTCATATGGTCACCTCATTAGATGGATGCTGTTGACATGTTGAGAACTGTAACCGCCTGCTCGTTCTGGATCTTCGCATCGAACTCAAGCCACTCAACAACGCCGAGGGCGTGCTGTGTAGCGTACTTCTCGCGGAGAATCTGTACACTATCCTCAACAGTCTTGACTGCAAGAGCCTGTGCGGGATTGATGTAGTAGATAGCGTTTGCGTTTGCCTCGATGCCAGGGCACTGATCCGATACATATACCGGTTTGCCAAGGATTGTTCCGGAGAATCCCTCAACGATGTCGTCGTTAAAGAGATATCTGTCGTTCTTGTCCTTCAGGAGCTGGCAAGCTGTGAGCGTGTCGGAGTTCATTACGAAATAGGCTCCGGCCTGATATGCGCTCTTAAGCTTGTTCTTCAGTCTGATGAGAACATCTGCAGTGATCGCACTTGTTGATCCGGCATATACGATCTGCGTAGCTGCAGCGGCACCGGTAACCTTATGAGTGGGATCTGAAGGAGCGAGGATCTCGCTGTCGATGAATGTTGCTGCAGCTGTAGCCATCTTGTTGACAACGAAATCTACAAGGTCGAGGTCTGTGCTGTTAAGCAGTGACATTGAAACTTTCGCGAGAACGCCTGCAAGATATCCCTTGAGGTCTACCGAGAGAAGCTTCGTTGACTTAGCTTCGAGATCTGTGAACTCTGTAGCGTATGCAACTGTGATGTTGTCGTTTGCTGCGTCCACATAAGGGATTGATACAGTTCCTACGATATCGAACTTCTCAGCATCTCTGTAGAGAGGGCTGATGTCCTTGATCTTGTCGACGATCTTCTTGGCAATAGTCTTGGGGATGACTGCTGTGTTGTCATCCTTCGTGATGTTGGAATCGCCTGAGCGGTTGCGAAGGAAGTTCGCGAACGCTCTGATCTCCATCTGCTCAGTATTCTCGCTCTCTTCGTTGTCGGAAGCGATGTCCTTCTTTGTGAACTTCTGTGCTCTCTCGCACTGCTCGATCGTCTTGTCGATGGTCTCGACTTCCTTTGTGAGCTCGTCAATCTTCGCGTCCTCTTCGGATGTGAATGCTCTCTGCTCTGTTTCGATGTTCTTTGTAAGTTCCTCGATCTGTCCTACGAGATCATTTCTCTTTTCCATGAGTTCTTTCAGGTTCATTTTAGTTCCTCCTTAATCTGTTGATAATATCGTGATACTTTGAATAGTCAACCGGTTCCGGTTTGACTTCGGGTTCTGTCGCCCGCTGCTCTTCCGGAGTCTCTACGACTTCGTCCAGCGTGCGGATGATATCCCTGTCCATTGCTCTTGTGACTACCACATCTTTGTCTTTCGCTCTTGCGTGTACGCTTGTGCCTGCGTATACAGGGAGCATACTGTCGTCGATGAGCGATACCTCGACAAGGTCAAGTTCTGTCACGATAGAGCGTTCTACATGGGCGTCGTAATCATAGGCTGTCCGGGAATCAAGCTGGTGGAATCCAAAACTCCAACCGACGAGCTTACCATCGCGGGCAAGCTGTATGATTTCGGAATCTGTTACCGTTGCCCTTGCATGGAGTCCGATGCTGTCCTCTTCAAGCTCGAGGTTGTCATCTGTCGACCCGATCACGCGCGAATTGTTGTGGTTGTGAAGCATGAGAACGGGTTCTGCCTTCTTAGACAGCGCCAGAGCGAATGCTCCCGGCTGTATCTGTTCTACGAAGTCTCCGCCATACTCATCAATCATCCGTCGTGAATCGCGGCCTACCGCATTGACATATCCTTCGATCTCGACTGAATCAGCTCTTAGCGTTATCTTCATCCGGTTCCTCCTTTCCTGATGCGCCGCCCTTGTTTTGATCTGTCTGATTAGGTGTCTGTCCGGACGCTACAACATCCGGCTCATCTTCCTCATCCGGCACCTCTTCTCCGTTTGCCACATCATTGATATTGACTTTGAGTCCCATATTTGGCGTGAAAATCATGCCATTTGCAGGGTTATATAGAACATCCTGGAGTCCGAGCTTCACAAAGTTGAGACCGAGCGAAGCGAGGTTCTCCTGTTTGCGGATGTCATCTATCTGCAGGAATCCGTTCTTATAGCCGTTCGCATATGCTTCATAGCGTGTTTTGATGTCCGCTTTTGTCAGTTCATATGTATCGGCAGCAAAGAAATAGTTCTCTTTTTCTCTTTCGAGAAGCAGATCGCGGTCAAACGACTTGCATATTGCGTCCAGGAGTGGAATTATGCAGTCCTGCACATATGCCAGACGGTCTGCGGATGTTGCTCCTCCGTTTATGATCGCCGGAGGCATATTGAAAAGCTTGCATATTTCGGCCGCGTTACTCTTCTTGTTTTCATTGAGCTGCATCTCTACCGAGGTCTCGGAGGCTTCCTTGAATGTGACTCCGTCGTTCAGGATGATCACATTCTCTCCGTCATTCGAATACAGTTTCCGGAATCCGTTTTTGAGCGCTGTGATAGCATCATCAGCAAGCTTATGCGCCGCCTGAAGAAATCCTTTTTTGTTTCCGCCCTTCTTTACAAGCGAATTTTCGAATTTCAGCGAGTTATATGTCACGCTCAGTATCGTTGCATTCTCTGCGATGATAGATGTGCTCTTCCAGCCGTTCTGCGTCGTCCGAAGGATCTTCACGAAGTCAAATGGTCTATACGTTTTCCCGTCACAGAGGATCCGGTAGTCTTTGAAGATAGGATCCTCGCTATATTGGAATGTGATATGGTCAGGATCAACATAGTGTAGTGATCTGATCTCTCTTTTGCGGTTTATGTAGATATATGCGCCTTTGTTCGTGTAGTAATCCCTCACTATAGCCTTCTTTAAGTCAGAACCGGTGAAAGTATCTCCGGTATCTTCGTTGATCAGGCTCGGGCGCCTGTCGTTCTCAACTTTTACGCTCGAACCGTCCGGCTGGCGTTTGTACAGATAGATCGGTACCGACGCAACGGTGTTGCTTATGGTATTGATACATCCCGCGAATGTCGGGACATTCATTGCCTTTTTTCGTGATACTGTGTCTTCCTGCAGAAACGCTTCGATCAGCGCATCCGTCATCTGGATGCTGTTATCCGGTTCTTCAGCTCTTTTTTTGAATATTCCCATCTCAAATCACCTGTACGACAAAACCGCTGCCGTATATCATTTCCTGCTGTACCAGGTATGTCGCGTTAATCGTCGCAACTACCATGTCCACCTTGCCGGTAGACTTTTTCTTGTTCACATACTTGTTGAGATTCGTATCTTCCGTACATCTCGCGTTCTGGAAATTGATCTCCAGAAGGCGGTTGTCGTCATATACGAATTGTTTATTGAGTATCGACTCTTTGAGGAGCTTTGTCGGAGCGTGGAGCACCGAACTGTGCTGTTTTATCTCTACGCACGAATATCCTTCTGCTTCAAGCTTCTGTACGGTCGAAATCGCGTTCCATTTGTCGTATCCGACCTGCTGGATTTCGACTCCGAGCTTGCTCTCGAGTGTTAGGATGTAGTTTTCGATATCCAGATAGTCGACAACTTCACTTCCGCAGGCTATACAGTATCCGAGTTTCTCGAATCTGTTGTAGTCCACGCCCTCTTTTTTGCTCTTTGCATCCTTCCGGTCTTCCGGGAGGAACCCCATCGCTCTCGCGTATATGATCCCGTTTTCTTCCGTTACCATCGAGACGGCTGTATTGTCTTCCGACAGTGAGAGGTCGAGTCCGAGCCATACGCGACGGCCGCGCCACCAAGCGTCATCTTTGTCTCTTCTGCAGAGCTTGACCTTTTGAACATCAACATATCCCTCGACTCCGAGACCTTTATAGAGGATGTTGCAGTGCTTGCAAAGGAAGTTCTCGCGTTTATTCTCGTAGAGAATTGCATCGAGCCGTTTATCCTTAAGGTCCTCGAGTATATATTGATGATTCACGGCTACCGGATTTGCCTGGAATAGCACGCGGTCATCTGTTTGCCATACATCGCCCTGTTTGAGCGGGTCGTCCGGCTCATACAGGAGTGCAAATGCTCTTTTGTTGTCGATCAGACCGTCAAGGCGTTTCTTTGCCTTGTCGATCTCGTCTATCATCGCGTTATTATCGTTCGGATATTGTGTGCTGATGATGATCCCGAGCTTGTTGTGGAGTGTCATCTGTGAGGATCTCATCGCCTCGATTGGGTATGAGTCCATCGCTCCGGCTTCATCGGCCAGGAATGCGTTCGCGGTCTTACCGTCCATCCTGTCTTCGGAATATGCGAGCGGTTTGTACTCATTGTCGTTGAGTTTGCACCTTATTTCGCTTCTCAGAATCTGGAATGCGGGATCCGCTTCATCACAGAGAGCCGGAGAGGATTTTATGATCTTTCTTATCGCAATTTTCAGCTCTGAAGACAGAGCGAGGTCGGGCGCGACACTGAAAAATCGGGAAAAATCTTCCTCTGTCAGCATCAGCAATATGAAAATGATCGCGCTGTTGAATGTCTTGAAGTTTTTTCGGGCAATTTCAAGCAGTGCGGTCGTGTAATATCGCGTATTTTTGTCTTTTTTGAGCTTCGTACACATCGAAGCGATGATGAAGAACCACGCATACGGCTCGAGTCCTTCGTCTATCGGACACTTGAGGTCCGGATGCATCATCAGTTTGAGCAATCTTCCGATCCGGGCAACCGCGTCTTCGTCGATGCAAGCTTCCTTGTCGAGTCCGTCCGCTATGTTCAGCCAGCTCTCCGCCTGCATCTTGACATATTTCGGGACGATTCCTCTGTCGTCAGATGCTGCAAATGATGCGTATTTGTATGCCGGATTCCGTTTATTCATCCGAGTGCCTCTTTGAGCGAGTTCGTTTTTGTCTCAGGCTTCTTCGGGATTGCCCGGAGAGCCGAGAGTATCGTCATGCAGTGTTCTTTCTCGTATCCGTTCATCTCGTTGCGGATATTACGAGCGATCTGTTCGCGTTTTGTGATCGTGTCCTGCATTCTGGTCAATAATCGATAATATTCGGCAATGTCTCCGGCGTCCACGAAGTCTTCCCGGCATTCTTTGAGATGCTCAAGCTCGACTTTCAGCTCCGCTACATCGTTTTCCGCTTCGATGAGCTTCGACTTGTTCAGACAGTACCGGTTTGTGGCCGCGCCGTAGATCTCGTCGAACTTATCGATCGCTGTGAGGAGCGGTTTGAGGCGCAAGAACTCGGCATGAGCCACTTTATCGGCTTTTACTTCTGCAGATTCCTGCATGAGACATCCGGTGAGGAGCGCTTTTTCAGCTGCTTCTCTGACCGCGAGTTCTCTCTTCGTTCTTCGGTTTTTGTTGCCCTCGATCTTGATGACCGATGCGGCTTTTGCCGGTCTGGCCATATGATCACCTTTTCTGTTGCCTGCTGCCGATTGTCTACTAACTAACGCGCGCGGGCGTGCGTGCGAAAAACTCCATTTTGCGAATTTTTTTTACGCGTTTG